CCTGATCAACGGGCTGCAAAACGCACTTGTGCGTGGCGCCGTCCGTGACCTCGATCCGCTCTATTAACTTCTAGGGTGATCGAATCATGACCAGAATGCCTAAGTTGAACTTGGCTGCTCGTACTTTTAAGGTCGAGCTTGGTACGTTCTTGCGGACGTGCGAGGCTATTGGAACACCTCGCGCGTTAACCTGTTACCTTTTGGCGGAGGCAGACGAGTGGGACCAGTATCTGGATCTTGACAGACCAGATTTTGAGTCACCTTCGTTCGCCGACGACTACTTGGTAACAGAGGCTCTTCGGAAGAATCCGCAGCTCACAACGACCTATAACCCCCGCAAGGAGGCTATAAAGTCGTGGTGGGCGGCCGAACAGGCGTGCGCACTCACGAACGACCGATTAGTATCCTATTCGACAGGGGACGTCAGTCCCATGCATAGGAGAACAAATGAAGTCATTGAGAATGCACGTCGAATCGTAGCGTCTATCCTCGGACCGCTGACCCGAGCCAAGCTCGAGTATGCAGAAGAGAATTTTCGCTTTGGACCCGGCGCCACGTCAAGTGTTGCAGGTAACGATGTAGTCGCAAGCAACAAATACACATGCTCCATGCATGTCACACCTCGCCTTTACCCTTACTGGAGATCTCTCGCTTTCCGGTCGACAACATCGATCGAATTGCGAGCGTACAGCAGGGTAACCTTTGTCCCGAAGACATCAAAGACCGACCGCGCTATAGCGATCGAGCCCCATGCGAACATTTATGTTCAACTTGGTATTGGTGCTTTGTTGAGACAGAGGCTTAAACGCTATGGACTCAATCTTGATCATCAGGCCGATATAAACCGGCAGATGGCCAAGAATGCGATCTATACTGGGAGGGCGACCATTTACCTTAGTTCTGCTAGCGATACAATTGCTAGCGAGCTGGTCTGGTTGCTTCTCCCGTATGATTGGGCGGCCTTACTCGACGTTGCTCGGACAGAATACAGTCTGATCGACGGTCAGGAGGTTCGCCTATCCAAATTCTCCTCAATGGGTAACGGGTACACGTTCGAGCTTGAAAGTTTAATCTTTCTTGCCCTGGCGCGTGCCTCCGGCGATAGTGGTGCCGTTGCCTTTGGCGACGATATCATCATCAATTCGGATTGTTATCCCGATTTGAAGGGAGCCCTAGATTTCTTAGGGTTTAGCGTTAATCCGAAGAAGACGTTCTTGGCAGGACGTTTCTTCGAGAGCTGTGGAGCTGACTATATGGACGGTGACATGATTCGTCCCTTTTATTTCAAGGGCAATTATCATGATTACTCGTCAGCATGCGTCCGTATCGCTAATAAGGTACGGCGCTATAGTCATTACCGCAATGGTGGTTTTGGGTGCGACGTTCGTTTTGTTCGTGTTTGGAGCTATGCTCGTAGAGCATGCCCAATTGCAAGCACAACGTACATCCCACTCGGTTTCGGAGATGCAGGCCTTATTGTCAACTTTGACGAAGCCTGCCCCCCCGCAGCCAACCATGGCCACGAAGGATACGTCGCAAGAGTCCTCAGAGAGCAAGTGATAGTCTATGACTCTCACCGTTCTGAGGGGGCTCTTATGCACGCGTTACATCGTGGTGCGGCTTTTTCTGTCGCGTCGGTAGAAATGACACGACGATATAAGACCACAGTTCTAAGGCGCCAGGTTGTCCCTTGGTGGACTAACCTGGGGCCGTGGTGTTAAAGCCACGGCCGTATAGGTGCTCAGGTAGTGATTAAAGCTATCTGAGATCGGGTCGCATTGTACCCTGGAGGGG